GTAGCAACAAATTTATTCCACGAAAGGATAAAACCATGTTTAGAAAAGAACGAGTAGATCCACCTGAAGACAATGACTCTGATCGCATTGATGATCGAGTCTCTGAGCTTATGAAGGATGAATACAATCCGACCCAATACAGCAACTTTGCCGAAGGCATCAGCGAAGCCAATGAAAAGGATCGGGAAGCAGTTGAGTTGATCTTGCAGCAATCCGAGATTGACTATGAGGCTCTAGGTCGTAAGCTGTTTTGCATGGCTTACGATTACATGGAGGGCTATGCCAATAGCCACGCAGAAGCAAACCTGTCATCAGGTTATTTAGATTAATCCACGAAAGGAAATCATCATGAAAGTTTATCAAGCAATCAACAAAGTTCAAGCCGAATTAGCCAAGATCGGCATTACCAAAAGTCGTACCAATCAGCAGGGAGCTACTTACAAGTTCCGAGGCATTGACGATATTTTCAACACTATTAGCCCATTGCTGGCTGAGCATGGTCTTTGCATTTTGCCCCGGGTCTTGGCTCGTGAGTGCGTAGAGCGCATTACTTCAAAGGGCAGCGCAATCTTCTACGTTACCGTTGAGGTTGAGTTTGACTTTGTTTGTGCCGAGGATGGCAGCAAGCACACCGTCAAAACGTTTGGCGAAGCTATGGATATGTCTGACAAGGCTACCAATAAAGCCATGTCTGCAGCGTACAAATACGCAGCTCTCCAAGCGTTTGCTATTCCTACTGAGGGTGACAACGATACCGAGAATCACACTCCTGAAGTGGCTGCCCGTACTGCGCCACCAGCAGCTCCGATCAAAAAGTCTCCACTGTCTGAGAATCAAGTGGCTGATTTCTTGGCAACGATTGACGCAGCAGCAGACGAGCCGGATCTTACCAAAGCTTACAAGGCAGCCTATCGGGTAGCTCAAGCTCAAGCGGACCAAGCAGCTATCGTTAAATTTACTACTACAAAAGACGCTAAAAAAGCAGAATTGGGGATTGCATAATGACCGACCTTACTCTCTACAACATTGCCGACCAATATCTTGTTGACCTACAAAAACTGCAGGAAATGGAGATTGATGAGCAAACTTTTGCAGATACCCTTGAGGGTCTGTCAGGTGATCTCGAAGTCAAAGCGACCAACGTTGCCATGTTTGTCCGTAACTTAGAAGCTTCTGCTGAAGCGATCAAGGCTGCAGAAAAACAGATGGCAGAGCGTAGGAAGGCTATTGAAGCCAAGGCTGATCGTATTCGCCAGTACCTACTGGACAACATGACTCGCACTGGCATTACAAAAATTGATTGCCCTTACTTTGTTTTGAGTGTTCGCAAGAATCCTCCAGCAGTTGAGGTTTTAAATCAGGACATGATCCCTGACGAGTATTTCGACATCCCCGAGCCACCAGCTCCGACCTTGAATAAGAATCGCCTTAAAGAAGATTTGAAGGCTGGGGTTATCGTTGAGGGCGCAAAGCTTACGGCTGGTCAATCTTTGTCAATCAAATAAGGAATTGCAATGAAGCTCGAAAATGTTTACCTGAGTCGCAACTCCGAAGGGTTTTTGTCAGGCAGCGTTACCTTTGCGGGTGACGCTCTTGAGATCAGGGTTAAGCTTGACAAAGAAAAGACCGAGGAGATCATGGGGATAGTCTCTGCGGAACTTATAAAAATATCCCAGCAACTACTCCAATCTTCGGAAGGAAATTAAATGGCTTCAGTCAATAAAGTAATTCTCATAGGCAACGTAGGTCGTGACCCTGAGACCCGTTATATGCCTAGTGGGGACGCAGTGACTAATCTGTCACTGGCTACCACTGACAAATATAAGGACAAGCAGTCAGGAGAGCAAAAAGAAGCTACGGAATGGCATCGCATTGCTTTTTTTGGCAAGCTGGCTGAGATTGCTGGGCAGTATCTTAAAAAAGGTTCCCAGTGCTACATTGAAGGATCTTTGCGTACTCGTAAATTTACCGATGCAAACGGCATCGAAAAGTATTCCACCGAAATTGTGGCTTCCACAATGAAGATGCTTGGTGGGAAATCCAGCGAAGCTGGAGCTGGTGGGCAGCCTACAAATCAAGGGGCTGGTAGTGATGGTTTGTCTGATTTAGACGAGGATATTCCGTTCTGATTTAGAATGGGCTTAATTACAAGGAGATCGTAATGAAAGCCTGTTTTAAATGTCATGCCGTCAAGCCGTTAACTGATTTTTACAAAAACTCAGGAATGCCTGACGGTCATGTTAATAAATGCAAAGAATGTAATAAAAAAGACGTTTTGGAGTATAGGCAAAACAATATTGAGAAAATTCGAGAATATGATCGGCAGCGAGGGAAACTTCCCAGTAGGATCAAAAAATCGATTGAGGTAACTAATGCTTGGAGGGCTGCAGATAAAAGACGGACAGCAGCTCACAATGCAGTAGCTCGAGCTCTCAAAAAAGGTTTACTGGTTCCCCAGCATTGTAGTAAATGCAGTAGTGAAGTGACGGTGGCTCATCATGAAGATTACGACAAGCCACTGGATGTAGTTTGGTTATGCCAAGCTTGTCACAAGCAAAGGCATATTGAATTGTTGTCTTAAAAAAAGAAATTGTATGAAAAAAGCACTTGCCGTAGTATTGTTGGCAGTATCGTTTGCAGCAGCAGCGTCTTGCCCTGTATATGCCCCGTATCGTTGCACTCCGGGTTATAACGGGAAAATGATTTGTAGCTGCGGAGGATAAGTTTCACTGGGGCAAAAGCGGATGCTATTTAATGCAACGAATTTTACTTGGGAGTGGCATACCAAGGTAGACGCAGCGAGTAGCCCCACCTAGTTTTAATATGTATGGTGATTGGATCATATAAGTCGGTCACGCAGAATGAAGTCACGCTCTAGGTTCGAAACTAACGTGTACGGCTGCTCATCCCGAATGAGATCAACAGATAGCTACTGTAAACAGTCACCATTCATATTAGAATGGAGCTACCTTAGCTTTGCAGCAAGGTGGTTGCCAAAACCCTTATGGGGGTGTCATTCAGGGCTGGTATCCCTAAAATCTACTGCCTAGCGCAACGCTAGATCCTTTCGTGGTTTGACACCCCCACCCTTTTCCCCAAAAAACAACACCAAAAAAATATTTTCAAATATTGGTTTATTTCGCTTGACGTTATGCTTAATAGGTATATTATTGAGTTGTGGTCTTGATTAACAACGAAAGGAAATCAAAATGGCATATCAGTTAAAAATCATGCAAAAAGGTTTAGACGCAAAAGGCAATGTAATTGCTTTGTGCAACGGAGCTGGATTTTCTTTTGATGAAGATATGTCTTTGTATTCCGTTTGGTTTAGAAAAGGCAGCTATTGCAGCAATGCTGCTGGTGGGATTGCTTATCGCTGGGTTTACATTCAACGCAGCATGAGCTTGGAAGCAGCGCAAAATTTGTTTAATCGTAAAGTTAAATAATCCACGAAAGGAATTGAAATGTTAGATATTTATGAAGGTTTAACAGCAGAAGAAGCAGCCGACTTAGATCGTCAAGATGCTGAAGCAGATGCTCAGATGGCAGAAGCAGAAGGTCGTTGGGTTGACGGTGGTTGCGCTTATCTTTCTTATTAAGTAAAAACCCTTCGGGGTTTTTACAACAAAATTAAAAATAGTTGTTGACGTTGTAATACTCCTCTGCGATACTGATTGTGTAGTTTGTTTTTTCACGAAAGGAAAACGAAATGAACCAAAACTTTGATCTCCAGTGTTACGGCTGCAATGCTGCCGAATTTATCGCCCAAATCCAAGGCTGCATTACTTATCAGTTGAGTGGAGCCAATATGGTTGTCGCTGGCTTGATGAGCGATGCCCAAGAGGAAATGGAAATGGGTGCGGTTGAACGTGCTCGTCAGACTCTGAATCGTGCCAAATTAATCCTTGGTGAAATCATGGACGGCAACTTAATTGCCAACGTAGCTAGATAAGGAGAATTGAAATGAGAAACCAATACCGTAATGACCGTATGTATCAAGGAGACCTCCTTGACCGTCCAATCCCACGTTGGGTCGAGTACCTAGGAGCAGCAATCATGGGAGCAATTTTTGGGATCATGTTTGCTTATGGAATATAAGAAATTTAATCAAGAGCTGCATGACGCTTGCGACCCTCCAGCCCGAGAAGCGGTGACTGAGTGGGTTGCAGTCCGATGGGGTCTTGAATGCAAACCTAATCCCGACAAATACGGGGTTGACCTGATCGTTTATCGAAAAGGTGAGCTTTGTGGATTTATTGAGGTGGAGACAAGAGATTGGGGAACGCTGCATTGTCCTTATTACACTATCCATATAGCCCAGCGCAAAAAAAAGCTTTTTCAAAACCCCGGCACGTTGATCTTTGTGACCACCCGAGACTTTGAAAATGCTTATTGGTGCAAAGCGGATGACGTTAAAAATAGTCCGTTGATTGAAGTGCCAAACCGAGCAGTAAAGCGAAACGAATATTTTTATGATGTACCGATTGAGTTGTTTCAATACGTTGATCTTACGGAACTATTTTAGGAAACAGCATGAAGATTTTAATTTTAGTTTTGCCTGTGTTGCTGGCTGGGTGCATTACCTACCCGTCAGTTGTTTGCAAAGACGGGGTAATGTATACCAAACAAGGATTGACTTCGGTGTATACGAAAACCGTTATGAGCTGTATTGAAGTGAAAAACTATTTTCAATTTGAAAAAGGAGAAGCACAATGAGTAACGAGCATATTTGGACACCTGCAGGAACCGATGTCACGATTCGCTGGAGAATGAATGGTTGGGTCCCGCCTTCAGAGCAACAAGCTTACCGGGATAAATGGTCATATTATCAAAATTTACCATTGCGTAAATTGGATGATGCAGCTAAAGAGCAATATGAAGCAGTTCTTAGAAAAGCAAAAGTAGCAAGGATCAAATAATGAGAAAAGATATTTCACAAGGAATTATTGTTGCCAAAAGTCTTTTAAAGAACGCTGAGGAGCTTAATTCTAATCCAACTATGTACGGCTATGAGAACCTATACAACACTGTTATAGAGCTTGATTTGTGCGTCCAGCAGTTATTAGCTGATATGGAGTCAAAATGAAAGATAGTGACTGGGGTGCTTTTATATGGCTGGGATTAATTATTTTGGGTGGGATTGGTTGGGTGCTCAATATTGTTGAAATTGCTCATGCTGACATCGTAAACGGATTTGTAATTTTTCGAGTGGTGGGCATATTTATGTTCCCATTAGGAGCTATATTGGGATGGCTATGAACTGGGCTGAAAAGGTCGCATTGACCACTATGGTAATTGCTTCAATCATTATTATTGCTGCAATAAGACTGGCTATTAAACTTGGAGGATGGGCATGAAAATTATTCAATCAGAATTTTGGCACATTTTGCAAAAAGAGATTGCAGCAAGGAAAAGAAAATGACGGAAATTTTGTTTCTTTTTTTCTTGCTTAGCGGGATACTAGCTTGGGCTTTTATTATTTACATTGCACTTAAAATTTGGTTTGAAAAATGACAACTTTTACTACAGAAGACAGAATTCAAGCTCAGGCTATGGATTCCAATGAGGAAACTCCTATTCCGTTTTATGGCTGGCTGAGACATGAACCAGTGGTAATTGTTGAAAGTGGTGCTAGTGTTATTCCTTTAGTGGAGGAACTCAAGTGATCTATTTTCTGTACCCGTTTATGGCTTTAATTAATTTTTTGACCACGATTGCTGCCTATATCCTTGCGCCAGTGTTACCCTTGTTTGCTGAGCAACGAGACGGCTGGCTGGACAATGGTTTAATTTGGGGTATGGGACCTAGGTTGCCAACTTGGTTAAATTGGTTTATGACTCCTGATAACAGCCTTGACGGGGATTCCACTTTTCAATCTATAAATGGTCAAAACTACTGGAGCAAGGTAAAATGGCTTTGGAGAAACCCGGCTTATAGCTACGGATTGCGTTATTTGAATAATCCCTATTTGACTACGATCAAAGGAAATAACCTGATAAAGGACAACGACAATGCGATTTCAGGTTGGTTACTCGTTAACGCTAATGGACTATTTCAATTTGTCGCTATTGTTCCTATTGGTTTGTCTCGCTGCATTATGGTTAATCTTGGTTGGAATATTAGGGCTTTGGTCGATGACAACGTTATGCCTAAACCCCTTAATTACCAAGCTACGTTCGCTTTTACACCGTTCCGACTAAGCGGGTTCCGTTAACGCTTAGATTTACCAACAATCCGTTTACGCATTTCGCTTTCAAACTCGTAGTCTTCTCGACACCAGTTATCGCAAAATGCCCTGTCTTGCAGGGGTGCGTTACATGAAAGGCAGTACCCAGTAGTTCGGTGCTGCTTTTTGTATTTATAAGGCTTGTCGCCCTCTTTATCGTAAACGGCATCAATATCAACACCGTCCATAAAATGATTTGTCATGCCAGTCCCGAAAGAAATTCCTCAGCTTCTGCGTGTCTGCGTCTTAGCAAACCAGCCATGTGCTTACCAGCAGCCATGTCCCACTTTTCAAATTCAGCAGCAGCTCCATGAATATCACCTGAGTTTACTTTTTTGAGCAGCGTTGAAGCAGCAAAGTTTCCTGCGCCAACGTTGAATACAAAGTCCACAAGAGCGTCAAATTCCTCTTGAGTAATATCCCCCGTCACTTTGGCGTTAACGGCTGCAGAAGCCTTTTTAATGTCTTGCATGAGCAATTCTTCAGCTTGCTCTTGGGTGATTGTAAGACCGGGGTGAACGTCAGGTCCAGTATGTCCATAACCAATCGTCCAAGGAGCCCCGCCAGTGCCGGGATCAGGATAGGCAGTAAGTCGCAAACCTTCAAAAGATTCGGTAAGGTAAGCACCGTTTTTTGAATATTCCATTATTTACCTAGTGAGTCGTATTGTTCGTAACAGGCTTGGAGGGCTGATCTGAGTTTGTCTGCTCGGGCAGCTTCCCC